ATAAGAGACTTTGTAAGTGTAGGACTACTATTCAAGCATAAAGGACTAAGGATTTATATAGAGCATACTTTTGTGTGTTATAAAGCTTTAGAAGTGGAAAGCAGACCAATAAAGTTTCCAGTAATGGAAATGGTTGATAGAGGACTAATAACTTTAGTGAAAGAAGATTCTATAAAACCTGAGTATATAGCAAATTGGTTTCTGGAACAGGCAAAGCATTATAACATTGTAGACATTGTAGGGGACTCATATAGAGTAAGCTTGCTAAGGTCTGTATTTACAGAAAAAGGATTACCACTTTCTGAGACAAGAAGTGGTCCTATTACTCATGCTAAATTAGCACCGCTTATAGAATCGATATTTGCAGAAGAAAAAATAATATTTGGAGATAACCCAACTATGAGATGGTACATCAATAACACTTATCAAGAATTAGATCCTAAGGGGAATACAACTTATAAGAAAATAGAACCTCAAACTAGGAAAACAGATGGTTTCTTTGGGTTGATACATGCGCTTACTAAAGATGATGATATACAAGAGATGCAGCAAGATATATTTGTTTATGATGTATACACATATTAGAAAGGAGGGGAGTTAGTGAGCTTATGGAGTTGGTTTACAGGATTATTCAATGCAGATGGAACACTAGCTTTAGATGTAGCAATAGGAGAAGTAGCAGGCGAAGTATTTTATAAAGAACTTGCTATTGAGGCATGTATAAATTTAATTGCTAACACTGTAGCTAGAAGTGAGTTTATTACTTACGAAAAAGGTAAGGAGACAAGAAAAAATAATTACTATTTGTTTAATGTAGAGCCTAACCAGAATAAATCATCAAGCAAGTTTTGGAGAGATGTGGTTTATAAACTGGTTTATGAAAATGAATGCTTGATCATTCAGCAAGGTGGAATGTTTTATGTGGCAGATAGCTTTGTTTCGCTTAAGTATGCATTTAAAGAAAACATTTATAAAAACATAGTTATTGAAAACTATGAGCTAAAAGATATTTTATTAGAATCTGGAGTGTTTCATTTTGAGCTGCACAATGAAAAAATAAAAACTGTAATAGATGGATTATATTCTTCATACTCCAAGCTGATACAGTTAAGCAGTGCGAACTATAAAAAGAACAATTCAAGAAGAGGAGTTTTAAATATTCCTACTAGTTATCCTCAGACAGATGTAGCTCAAAAACAGTTACAGGATTTATTATCTGTTAAATTCAAAAGGTTTTTTGATGCAGAAGGTGGGGCAGTATTACCACTGTCAAATGGAATGAAGTATGAAGAGTTAGGCAGCAATATTGGTTCAAAGACATCTGGTTCAGATGGAAGAGAAATAAGAGGATTTATAGACGATGTATTTGATTATGTAGCTATAGCATTTCAAGTACCACCACAATTATTAAAGGGCAATGTAGCAGATACTGAGAAAGCTTTTAATAATTTCCTTACATTTTGCATTAATCCACTAGCAGAACTATTGACTGATGAGATTAATAGAAAACTGTATGGTAAAGATAAGTTTTTAGAAAGAACATATGTTAAGTTAGACACTACTAGAATTAAAGCGGTGGATATAAAAGATGTTGCAAGTGCACTTGATATTTTAACTAGAATAGGAGCATACAGCGTAGATGATAGTTTAAGGGTATTAGGTATGGAGCCTTTAGATACTAGCTGGAGTAAAGTAAGATGGATGACTAAGAACTATCAAAGAATTGAAGAACTCGCTGGAGGTGGAGGATAAAAATGACAAAGGCCTTTAGATATAAAAAATTGAAAGGAGGTGCTGCTAATGGATGTGCCAAAAATTAAAACAAGATTTGAAGTTAAAAATCAAGCTGATGAGGAAACTGTAGAGCTGTATCTTTATGGAACTATAAGACAAGCTTATTGGTGGGATGAAGAAGATGATTGTATATCAGCTAAAAGAGTTAGAACATCTTTAAGTAATGCCAAAGGTAAAAAAATCAAGGTTCATATTAATTCTGGTGGTGGAGATGTTTTTGAGTCTATTGCTATTAATAATCTATTAAAGCAACATGATTCAGAAGTTGAAGTTCATATTGACTCTCTAGCTGGAAGCGGAGCAAGTATTATTGCAATGGCAGGAGATAAAATCTATATGCCAAACAATGCTATGATCATGATTCATAAAGCTTGGACATTTGCTTCAGGTAATGCTGATGAACTTAGAAAGACAGCAAATGATCTAGACAAAATAGACGAATCAGTTAAAGCTAGTTATAAGAACAGATTTGTAGGAACAGATGAGGAACTTAATGATTTAGTAGCTTCTGAAAGTTGGTTAACAGCTGAAGAGTGCCTAGCATTTGGTTTTTGCGACGATATCCTAGAAAAAGAAAAAGAAGATGATAAAAAGCAAGAAAACAACATCAGAGAATCACTTTTTAACAAGTATAAGAAAAATATATCTGCAAAAGTAAATAATGAAGCAGAGTCTAAAAGACCTGCTCTTTTTAATGCATTTAAACAAAATTTAGGAGGTAATGAATAATGAAAAAGTATTTTGTAATGGATTTACAAAGATTTGCCATGAAGAACGAGGATGACAAAATCAAAAATGAAATCGAATTAAAAGAAGAAATGAAAGCAGCTATTGAAAGTGGAGACAGCGAAGCATTTGCAAAAGTACAGATAGAAATGGCTAAGTCTATAGAAAATAGAATTCTTCAAGAAGCTAAGACTGCAATCAATGAAGATATAAGAGCTATAAACGAAGATATGAATGATCAAGCCGTTATGGTAAAAAGAGGACTTAACCCTCTGACTAAAGAAGAAAGAGAGTATTATAATGAGGTAATAGGGGCTGGAGGATTTGCAGGAGTAGAAAAGCTAGTACCAGCTACTGTATTTGATAGAGTATTTGAAGACCTTAGACAGAATCACGCACTACTATCTGAAATAAATTTCGTAAACACAACAGCAACTACTGAATGGATTACTAGAAATAATGATGTGGATGCTGCATGGTGGGGAGCTTTAACAGATGCAATTACTAAAAAACTGGAAATGGCATTTAAGAAAGAAAAAACAGACTTATATAAATTATCTGCATATGTTCCAGTTGCAAAGGCTATGCTTGATTTAGGGCCTGCGTGGTTAGACAGATTCGTAAGAGAAATTTTATTTGAATCTATGGCAATTGCTTTAGAACTTGCTATTGTTGCAGGAACAGGTAAAGACCAACCTATAGGTATGATTAAGAACTTAAATGGAGCAGTTGTTGAAGGGGTTTATCCTGATAAAGTAGCTGTAGAACTTGATAATCTAAAACCAGAAACTTTAGGACTTAAAGTAATGGCACCTTTAACTAAGAATGGAAAAAGAGCAGTTCCTATGGTGCTTATGGTTGTTAATCCACTAGATTACTGGTCAAAAATTTTCCCAGCAACTACATTCTTAAGTGCTACTGGAACTTATGTACATGGGGTACTTCCTATTCCTGCTAAGATAGTTCAATCAGTTGCAGTAACTCAAGGCACTATGATAGCTGGAATGGCTAAGGATTATTTCATGGGAGTAGGTTCTACTCAAAAGATTGATTTTTCCGACCACTATAAATTCTTAGAAGACGAGAGAACTTACATTGCTAAACAGTATGCAAATGGTAAGCCTATTGATAATGATGCATTCTTAGTGTTTGATATATCTGGAATGTCTACTCCAGTAGTATAGGAGGAATTTGAATGAAGGTAAAAGTGCTTAAAACTTATAAAGATAAACACACTAAAAACCTTCACAAAATAGATGAGATTATAGAAATGACAGCTGAGAGGTTTGAGGAAATAAACTCAACCTCTCAAGGTGTTTTTGTGGAGGAAATAGAAGAAAAAAAGGTTGAAAAGCAGGAACCTAAAAAGCCTACTAGTAGGACTAAAAAGCAGGTGAAATAATGCTGCAAGAATTAAAAGATTATCTTAGAATATCTTGGGATGATGAAGATACTCTGTTAGAAGCAACTATAGTAAAAGGTAAAGCATACTTGGAAGATATTACTGGTGTTACATTGGATTTTGAACAAACTAGAGAAAAATCACTGTTACTTGACTATTGTAGATATTCATACAATAATGCTTCTGAGTATTTTGAAGAGAATTTTAAAAGCGAATTGCTGAGATTACAACTCAAAAGTGCGGTGAATGATTATGCTACTCAAGAATAAAAATGATGTTATGAAAGATTTATTAAGAGTTACTAATCATAAAGTTCAAGTTTGGAAAAAAGAAAAAATTGAAGATGAGCAGTATCAAGTCTCTTTTACTGAAGTTCTTTTTAAAGAAATAGGAGCTCAAATAATTCCTCAAACTGCAAAACTGCAAAGAGGACAAGTAGAAAATATAGTAAGCAATACAACTCATAAAATAATCTGTAGATATGAAGCAGGAAAAGATATTACTCAAGATATGTATATAATTTTTAGAAATAAGAAATTTGACATAAATTATATACTTAATCCTTATTTTAATAATGAATGGCTTGAACTGTTTTGTCAGGAAGTGATTGAATAATGGATGGCTTTGATTTTGGGGATTTAGTAAAACTTGAACATGATTTAGTTAAACAAGCTAAAATCTTTGAAAAAGGTAAGCATACTAAAGCATTTCTGAGAAAAGAATCAAAAAAATTAAAAAAATTAGTCTTAAAAAATGCAAGAAGCAAAGTAAAAGAAAGAACAGGAAAGTTGTTTGAAGGTATTAAGGCAGGTAAAGTTTATAATTATGCTCCTGAAAAAGCACTTGCAGTTAGGGTTTATGGCGGAAGTCCTGCTTATCATATACATCTTTTAGAGTATGGCCATAGATTAGTTAATAAAAAAGGTGAAGAAATAGGTTTTGTAAAAGGGAAATATTTCTTTGAAGACTCAGCGAATCAATTTATGGATACCTATTATGATGATATAGAGAAGTTTATAGATGAAGTATTAGACAAAGGGCTGTAGGTGATTATATGGTTAATTATAAAGACATAGATAAAGCAGTAGCTTTAAGACTTAAAACTAGATTTCCAAGCATAGATATAGTAAGTAAAGACATTGAGGAAGGTATTTCAAGACCTTCTTTTTTTATTGACTTTAGAATGATTAATGCAGAGGATTTCATGCATGAATCTTTAGAAAGAAGTATTCCTATTACTGTTTATTTTTTCCCTAAGGAAAAAGAAAAAAACAAGATAGAACTTCTAGAAAAAGAAAATGATCTTCAAATATTATTTTTAGAAGATAATATTTTAGTTATTGACGAATTTACTAAGGCAGAAATAGAAGCTATTGAGTTTGAGAAGGTAGACAAGGTTTTACAATGCAGATTCGATATAAATCTCTTTGAAAGTTATGAAAGAGAAGACACTGAATTAGTTATGGAAGATTTAGAATTTAACGAAAGGATTTGATATTATGGCGGATATTGGTCTACCAAAAATCGATATAGTGTTTAAAGGTTTAGGAGTAAGCGCAGTACAAAGAGGTAGTAAAGGAGTAGCTGTATTAATCATAAAAGATGATACTACGGATACTTTTACTTTTGCTGAGTATAAAAGTGTAACTGATTATGTAAGTGCTGAGCAAGCTAAGTATACTGCAGGAAATGTACAGTACATTAAAGATGTTTTAGAAGGTACTCCAAAGAAGCTAATTGTAGTAAGGATGGATACAGAAGATACATTAGCAGATACATTACAATTAGTAAAAGGCTATGTACCAATGAATTGCTGGATAGGTATGGCAGATGCTACAGCTCAAGAGCAAACTGATTTAGTTAGCTTTATAAAATCAGCTAATACTAATGATAAGAAAAGATACAAATTGATAGGACATAATTTAACAGCTTCTGATGATTTACATGTAGTTAATTATACTAATACTTCAGTTGTTTTTGCAGATGAGCGAAGCACTCAAGATGGAATAAAAGCAGTTCCTTGGCTATTAGGATATTTAGCTGGTCTTTCTCTTGATATGAGTGCTATAGCTAAACCTCTTCAAAAGTTTAAAAGTGTTACAGAACCTGCTGACCTTGAAGCAGCTGTTAACCTAGGGCAATTTGTTTTATTCAACGATGAGGGAGAAGTAAGAGTAGCAAGAGCAGTAAATAGCTTAATCACAACTGGACAAGGAATAACTGATGATATGAAGTTCATTTTGATAGTTGAAGTAATGGACCTTATATACTCAGATTTATTTACAACCTGGAAGAGATTCTACAAAGGTAAATATAAAAACAATCTAGATAACCAAATGCTTTTAATTGGAGCTATTAATAGTTATTTCAGTGGACTAGCATTAGATTTGCTTTTAGATAATAACTTTGAGAATAAAGCTACAGTAGATTTAGAAGCTCAAAGGTTGGCTAATATTCCTAAGTACGGACAAGATGAAGTGGACAGCTGGAGCGATGAAAAGGTAATGCAAATGACTGTGAGTACGAATGTATTTTTAATTGCTAACATAAAAATACTAAATGCTATGGAAGACTTCAAGTTCGATATTTTTATGTAGAGAGGTGAAATATAAATGGGAAAAGGTAATAAGTACTGGACTGGAAGTAAAGGTAAGATATGGATTAATGACATTAATTATGCTGACTGCTATAAAGCTGAAATGAAAAGAACTAATAACTATGAAGAGATACCTGATCCAGAAGGTGAAGGTATGGTTCAAGTTCCAAACGGCTATTCCATAGCTGGAAGCGTGACTATAAGAAAAACAGGCAATGAACAGATTCTTAAAGAGCTTAAAGCTGATAAGACTGGAAGCCTAAGTATAAACTTAGTGATTAAAGAAGAAAATCCCCTTACTGGTCAAATGGAAAGGGTTAAGTATGTTGACTGTACTGTAGATGAGTTTCCACTATCTCAATATGAGTCTAGAACAGTTACAGAAATAGAGCTACCTCTAAAAGCTAGAGATTATGAAGTATTACAATAAAATGTATAAAAGTGCCCTTTCCTAGGGCACTTTTACTAAATATGGGAGGTTTTTATGATAAAAAAAGCTAATTTAGCTGATATTATTGCTAGAAAAAAACAAGGCGAATTGGATAAATTCCAGGTTGCTTATTATGATTCAGAAACTTTAGGAATGCAAATTGAAATAAGAAAGATTCCTTTATCAAAATATATGAATCTAGTTGAGAACATTGACGGTGAAACAGTGCACGGAATGAATGCACTTATATATGAATGCTGTCCTATGTTCAAAGAAAATGTAAAAGAAGCTATGGAGATATATGAAGTAGGCGAACCTATGGATTTACCATCAGCAGTTTTAGAAGATCAGCTAAATGAAATTAAAGATATTGTAGAAATTATTAACACATTTTATGGGCTAGATAAAATAGGCGAAGATATAAAAAACTAATAAGAGATGACGGGGAGTTTGAAATGTATGCACACTATATCAATAAAGGGCATACACTTGAACACTTGTTGTCTCTTTCTAACTTAGAAAAGGTTTTTTATTATGAAGCTATGAATTATATTTCGGAACAAGAAAACGAAAAATATTCGGCTATGTTCAGAAAGTAGGTGAGACATGGCAAATAAACAAATATCTGTAATTTTAAATCTTAAGGATAAGATGTCCCAACCTCTTGTGAAAGTTTCTGGGAATGTGGAAAAAGTCACAAGAGAAATGAAAAAATCTCAAAATCAAATTGAGAGATGGAAAAATAACAGTATAAAAGCAATGGATAATTTCATTGGTAAATCAGCTAAGGTTGCAGGAGCTGCTACTGCATTAGCTGGAGCTTTTGCAGTTAAGATGGGCTTTGATGGATTAGTTGAACTAGATGCAGGAGCTGCAAAGGTAAAGAGTATTGCTAAAGATACACTTAATTATGCTGATATTCAAAAAGACTTGCTTAAGTATTCTACTAAAACTGGAGTAGGTGTTGAAGAACTTGCTGAAACTCAATACAGTGCTATTTCTGCTGGTATAAAAGCTAGTGACAGTATGATGGCAAGTGTTAAATCATCTAGATTGGCAATTGCAGGGTTTACTGATTCAAATAGTGCTCTTAAGGTGCTATCATCCACAATGAATGTTTATGGCCTTACTGGTGAAAAAGCAATGGATAGTATTTCAGATAAATTGCTTGTTACACAGAATCTTGGTGTTACTACAGTTGCAGAATTATCTGAAAAACTAGGAGATATAACTCCGATTGCTAAAAGTGCAGGAGTAGGATTAGATGAATTGCTTACTGGAGTAGCTAGTTTAACTAAAGGCGGTATGAGTACAGACATAGCAGTAACTAAGCTTAAAGGAGTAATGACATCTTTTATTAAACCGACAAAAGAAGCAAAGGATATGGCAAATCAGCTAGGTATTGATTTATCAGTTGCAGCTATCCAATCAAAAGGTTTTGGTGGAGTAATGGAAGATATAAAAGCCAAAACAGGTGGAAACACTGAGGTGATGGGTAAGTTATTTGGTAATGTCGAAGCTTTAGGTGCTGCACTATCATTGACTAGTGATACTGGTATGTCTGATTTTAATAATATCCTAAACGAGATGAAAAATAGTACAGGTGCAACTGATGAAGCTTTTGGGGTTATGACTGGAAGTATAAGACATAAATTAGATAAGTTTAAGAATACAGCTAAGAACGCATTTACTGGCCTTATGAATACGCAATCTGGGCTTATTGGAGATTATGTAGACAAGCTTGATACTTGGTTTGAATCAAATCAAGATAAGATTCAAGGTTGGGTTGATAAGGTAGGAAGTGGAATTAGTAAAGTAGTTGAATTTATAAAAAGTATGTTTGATTTCTTACAAAAGAATGAAAAGTTAATTACTACAATTTTAGTTTTCGTAGGAGCTTTATATTCAGTTATCAAGGTCATAGGTATATTAAAAGGTGTATTAGTTGTATTAAATACTGTTTGGATGATTTTCAATGGTACTTTAGTTGTTTCTCCACTTGGTTGGGTTATTCTTATTATTGCAGCTCTCATTGCTATAGGGTATGCACTATGGAGAAACTGGGATGCAATAAAGATTAAAGCTTTTGAAGTATGGGAAGCTATAAGAAATGCATTTAGTCCAGTGGCTGGATTCTTTATGAATCTATGGGAAGGTGTGAAAGCTAACTTTAAATCTTTTATTAATTTCTTTATTTCTGGAGTAAATGTAGTTATAAGAGGAATTAATAAGATTAAGTTTAAAGTTCCAGATTGGGTTCCTAAGGTAGGAGGAAAACAAATAAGTGCAAGTGTAGCACAAATACCTGCTTTCGCAAAAGGTGGTATAGCAACAGGCCCTTCTATTTTTGGAGAAGCAGGACCAGAGATAGCTATACCTCTTAAAAAGAATCCAAGAACACAAGGATTGTTATCAAAAGCAAATGAAATAATAGGAGATAATAGCTCATCAAAAATTGTAAATGTATATTGCTATTTTACAGGTGTTACAGTTGGTAAAACTGAATTCTTTGAAGAAGCAGGAGAATATGTAGCTAAAAAAGTTAAGTTAGCCATTGATAATTCTAACTAGAAAGGAGGCGATATTTTGGATATTGTTGTATCTGCTAATAATAATCAAGAAATTTTAATATTTCCAGTAGTTCCAAAAGGAGAAATTGAAATAAGTAATCCTCAAGAAAATCATCAAATCTCAACTATTAACGCAGGAGCACTCAATCTTATAGGACCAATGGGTTTAAGAAAATTATCTATCGCCTCCATTTTTCCAGTTAATGAATATCCTTGGGTTAAAAGAGGAAGTAAAAGCGGATGGGAATATGTAGATTTCTTTGATAGGTGGAGAAAAGCTAGGGTTCCTATCAGGATAGTTGTTTCTAAAAAAGATGGTTCTGAATTTCTTAACATGCCTTGTTCAATTGATAATTTCACTTATAAGGAAATGAAAAGCGGGGATATAAAATATACACTCGAA